TAAGACCATTGCCCCATGCGTCCGACTTGACGTAACGACTTAGAGAGGACTTTTAGATAACTTTATCAACTAAGAACCTTTATTATACGCCACTTTTTAATAAAAGTAAAGCGATATTTTTAATCCCCTATTGCAAGTATGGTTATTTTGGAGTAGGTGACAGGGATCGAACCTGCATAAATCGGATTTGCAATCCGTAGCCTAACCATTCAGCTTCACACCTACATAACTTGGTACCCCGAGTGAGATTTGAACTCACAACATTTCTCCTTTTGAGAGAGACGACTTTGCCAATTTGTCCATCGGGGCATATGGTGGGCTCGCTGAGAATTGAACTCAGACTCAATCGATTATGAGTCGACTGCTTTACCATTAAGCTACAAGCCCAACAACTGGTGCGGCATGCAGGAATCGAACCCACATTCGTAGGGTAGAAGCCTACTGTATTATCCATTATACTAATGCCGCAAAAACTGGTACGGATGGTGGGACTTGAACCCACAGAACTCAGATTTTAAGTCTGATATGTATACCTATTCCATCACATCCGCATAACACTGGCAGAGAGTAAGGGATTCGAACCCTTGCGCCGATTTCTCAACGACAGTTTAGCAAACTGCTGGCTTAACCACTCACCCAACTCTCTATAATTTGGCGGAAAGCAGAGGAGTCGAACCCCATCCCATTTCTGAGAACCCAGTTTTCAAGGCTGGTCGCAGGACCAACCCCGCTGCATTACTTTCCATAACTTGGTACCCAATAGAGGAATTGAACCTCTACCTCTGCGTTCGTAGCACAGTATGATCATCCATTTCACCAATCGGGCATATCTGGTACCTCGTGACAGTTTCGAACTGCCGACCTTCTCCGTGTAAAGGAGACACTCTACCACTGAGTTAACGAGGCATACATTTTGGTGGACCGTAAGAGAATCGAACTCTTACCTCTGACGTGCAAAGCCAGCGTGCTCCCATTATCACTAACAGCCCAAAACTTGGTCCGAGTGGCAGGGTTCGAACCTGCGACCCTCTGGTCCCAAACCAGATGCGCTACCAGACTGCGCTACACTCGGATAAAAACTGGTGCCCCATGACAGAATCGAACTGCCGTAACCTGATTACAAAACAGGTGTAATACCATTATACTAATAGGGCAAAAACATTTGGTCCTCAGAACAAGAATCGAACTTGTGATGGACGCTTATCAAGCGTCTGTTATACCATTTAACTATCCGAGGAATATGGTACCAAGAGTTGGACTCGAACCAACCACACCCAGTGCTTCAAACTGGTGCTCTACCTGATGAGCTACCTTGGCATAAATTTTCTTTGGGGTGTCTAATGAGGATCGAACTCATACGGAGGGAATCACAATCCCTAATGCTACCACTACATCATAGACACCCCAAAGAAAACTTTGGTAGAGGTACAGAGAATCGAACTCTGGTTAATAGGTTAAAAGCCTACTACTTTGCCACTAAGTTATACCTCCAAATTTGGCACCCGAAATAAGAATCGAACTTATACTAACAGAGTCAAAGTCTGTTGTGCTACCACTACACCATTCGGGAACATTTGGTACGCAAATTTTTAAAGAACAATAAGCACGATGGCTACAAAACAAAAAACCCTCTAACTTTTCAGGTAGAGGGTTTTGGGAAATAAACTTTTATTTGTTTACTTTACTTTCCAAAACCCCCTCGATCAAACGCATATGATACATTAATCTCTGGGCGTGTGCATGTCCAGCCACTTAAGAGTGGTAGATGCTTATTCAGCTGTCTGGATATGTTTAACGATTTCATAGATTGATTATACTACAGTTTTGATTGAAAGTAAAGCGAAATTTTAATAACCTTACAGTTCGTAGGGTCATAGTTTATTTAGGAGTTTTTTTATCACTACAGCACCTATTATACGGTACTATTTGATTAAAGTCAAGTTTTATTTTAACAAAGTTGCAACTGCTTCTGGCAAGACTGGAGATTCCATTCTCTCTGGGTGCCACACAATACCAAAGATTGGCAAATGTTCATGTCTGAATGCTTCAATTGTTTGATCTGGTTCATGTATTGCAAGAGGTATCATACCTTTACCTAACTGAGTAATAGTTTGACCGTGATAGCTGTTAACAACAATTTTCTTACCATCCATTATTACTTCATGATCTGTATGATCATGTGCTGGAACTATATCCCAGTCGATTTGATTCACACCACCCGATAACTCATTGACAGCAAATGCTCCATGACAAACACCGAGGATTGGTTTCTTTAATTTGATTGCGTGATAGAAAAGATTGTTTTCTGTTATATTACGTGCGATGCTATCCGAACCACCAGATAGAACAAGACAATCAAAATCAATTGTCTCATCTACCTTACCGATATTACCGTGAGGGATCAAATGATGATTGCCTAGAAAAGAATACCAGCTTCTCTCTAGGCAATCGAATAAAAAATTATTTGGAGGGATATGGTAATCCCTCTGTGAAATCAAAATTTTCATAACGAATTGTAAATTAAATTACGCTGCTACAGCCTCATTTGGATTTACAGTTGCTGCTTGCTTACCATTGAACGCAACGCAAAGGTCACGATGTGGTTCGCCATAAGCATTCAACATGATTTCTTGTACTTCAGCAGAAGCAGTTTTGAAGTCACCTAGTGAAGTGCATGAACACTCAAATAGATCCCAAACCATTTCTTTAACCAAAGACATACATTCAGCTTGTGCTTCTGGAGTAGTAACGATCTTCTCAAGCATCAAACGACCAATATTGCTGTGGAACTTCTCGTCACGTGCAACGCGATCATAACGCTTCTGAATGAACTCATCACCAGCAACTTTAGCCATAGTCTGCCATACAGAAGCAGCACGACCTTCAGCCATATACTGATACAAGTGCATCATGATTGGGTTACCATGGGCTTCGTATTTCTGTACTAGGGATGCTCCCATACGTACGTCAACTTTACCATAAGTTGCCCAGATTTTCTCTAGATCTGGCTTTTCGCCAGTTAGATGCTCAAGAACTTCGTAAACAATACGGAAGTGCTCGGCTTCGTCCCATGCTTGCTTAGAAAGCAAACGGCACTCTTCTGGATCAGTAAGTGCTGGGAGTTCGGAAACTTTCTTAGAAAGTTCAATCATATTCATACGCTCATTTGATAGGCGGATATGGAAGAAGTTTTCTAGTTCTTTCTTAGATGGCTTATTAGCAAAGAATTGCTTAGTTTGGATTTCCGCTACTTTATGTAGAGGCATAAACGATTCCCAAAGGTCGTCTAGGAATTCTTTTGCTGGTTTAGCTGTTGCAGTCATTTTTTTTACCCTTTAAGTATAAAAGTTAAAGATTATTGAAATATGGGAACCATTCCCAATACATTTATTTATAACGAAAATCGCCTCACTTTTGGTTAGTTTTAGATAAAACCGACTCAACTAGAGGTTGCCACTGTTTTTCTCTGGATACTATCCAGTTTTTCATTGATTCTGGATTCTGTAATTCTGGTCTTTCTAGGAGTAAATTTTCGTAGAAAATCGCCTTTGCTTCTTCCGACTTTATCGCCTTAGTAAACTCACGAGTATACCACTCAACTACATCTTTTGCAGTACCTGCTGGAAGCATAAGAGCCCACATTCCTGTAATATTGAAGTTTGGTAGCGCAGTATCCAATAATGGAATTCCAGGAAATTGGCGCATTGGGGGTGGAGCACTTAGAGCAATAATATTGATACGACCATCTTTGTAAAGAGCATTTGCAACTAGAGATGGAACGATCGCATAACGCACGTTGCCACTAGCAACATCGACTAGAGCATCGACTGGACCTTTATGGTCAACTCTAACTACTCCATCTTTGCCTTCTGTAAATTTTACTCTGGCAGAAATACCTTCATAAACTAAACGTGCGCCACCAGATGCAGCAATGGAAACTTTCTCATTCTTTAAAGAATCTAAGAATTGTTTAGGAGTTTTAGCTGGATCATTTGGGTGCGATGCAATCACGAATGGACTAGATGCAATGTGTGTTGGGTAAACAAAACTGTCAGTAGTATAACTACGACCATTACCTTGGACTTGAACTTTGTCCATTGCTGCAATACCTGGAACTGATACATTGGTAACAGAGTAACCATCAGCTGGTTTCTTACTCAACTCCTCAGTGCCGATAACACCACCTGCGCCTGGACGATTGATGATAATAAACTTAGCACCAGTGTTCTTCTCAACTTCTTTGGCTAATACTCGGAATGACAATTCATTTACACTTCCAGGTGTCCATGCCATTATCGCTTCAATAGGTTTTGTTGGTTGCCACTGAGCGAATACAGTGGATGATACAACTAATAAACTACCAATAACAATTGTTTTTAAATTCATTTGGATACTCTTTCTTCATTCGGATAATAAATGCTTCATCGGATTCATAACTAGTAGACCATACCCAAATTTTCTTTAGGATAGATTTAGTTTTTTCCATATTAATTTAGTCCAGTGTTCGATGGGTGTTTGTAGATTTCTTTCAAACACCACACCTCCAACCAGAATTCCCTAACTTTAAGCAGCCAATGGCTCATATTTATAGTTGTATGCTTGTTCAACAATTGCAGCTGCTTCTGGAAGATATGAAGTTCCTTTAGCAGAAATTGCGTACAAGTCTTTACGCATTTGATTTGCCATTTCAGTGGCACGTTCTTGCGCTTCTGGAGTAGTTACTAACTGCTCCAATTTCCATTTACCGATGTTGCTATGGAAACCTTCATCACGAGCGATCTTGGCATAACGATGACTAATATATTCATCTTCGATGGTTTCTGCCATTTGGTTCCAAACTGCTTCTGCGCGACCTTCAGCGATTGTTTGATACAATGCTAATGCTAACTCATCAGTTTGCGCTTCGTACTTGTCTAACAAACTAGCACCTTTATTATGGATACGTGTTTCCCAAGATGCAGATGCTGCTTCTAAGTCAACTTCTTCACCAGTAATGTGCTCAATAACTTCTTTTACCATACGGTAGTGTTGGGCTTCATCGAGTGCTTGTTTGCTGAGCAATTGAAGTTCTTCAGTGCTCATGTTTAGAGGTGCTTCTGCGATTTTCTTGGAGATTTCAATTAGATTCATACGCTCATTAACCATACGACCAGTAAAGTGGTCTACAAGGACTTCCTTGCTTGGTTGGCTTTCGAAATATGCCTTAACCTGCATTGCGCTGGCTTTGAATAAGGCTTCGTTTGATGCTGACAATTCTTTGACAAAATCTTTGGCTGATTTCATTTTCTTCCCTTTGTGGAATAGTTTAAGTTTTGATCGCTGGGTTATTATTAACGCTGGGATACGGTTAGTAATAGTCGCTGGGTCATCAAAGACGCTGGGATATATGTTATTTAGTAATTAATTTGGCTTGGGTAGCGACTCTACGTAAGGTTTCCATTGTTTTCTTAAGTCTACCATTTCCTTTAGGGTATTTTCTGGACCAATAGATTTCTTATCTAAGAAGATATAATTATCTTCCATAAACTTCTTATACTCATCAGTGTTTATCGCCTCAACCACCTGTTTTACATACCATTCTACTATTTCTGGTGGAGTCTTCGGTGGTAGCATAAAGTTCCAGCATCCATACATATTTAATCCTGGAACATAATCTTTTGCGAGAGGTACATTATCAGGGAGCCCTTTTAATCTACGCTCTCCTGCAACTGCCAACATCTTAACCTTACCCGAATTTATAATTGTTAGTGCTGGTGCAATTGGCATGATTCCAAACTCTGTTCCTGTCTTTCCATCAAACTGTGCAACACTTACTGCTGCTGGGACTGGACCTTTGAATGTTATTGGCATAACTTTGGTTTTATCTATCTTTAGATTTTGTGTAAAGTACTCGAAAGTTAGATAATGTGCAGATCCACCAACAGCAAAATTAATGTCTCTGCCAGTTTTAACCTCTGCGATTAATTCTTGTAGAGTGTTAACTTTACTTTCTTTGCTGGCTATAAACACCATTGGACTCTTGCCGATGTTTGTTACAAAGGATAGTTCAAGTGGACTTCTTTTTATTACATGGCTGAAGTGTGAATCTGAAAATAAAAAACCACTGACACATGATGGAATACCAACTGTATATCCATCTGGCTTTGCTTCTAGTAAATCTCTAAGCATGATATTACCATCAGCACCTGCTTCATTCTTAATAGAAAAATTAGCAATACCTTTACTCTCAATATGTTTAGAAATTAATCGTGCTGTTAGTTCTCCACCAGATCCTGCTGTTGTTGGTAGTAACATAGTTATTACCTGCTTTTGATTTGGTTCCCATGCATGCGCAATCAAAGGGAACAACAAAATTAACATAATCTTTTTCACAAAAAATCCTTTCTATATAAACTTGTACCATTTATCAAGTCCATGACCCACTGATGGTCAACAATATGGTAGTGGGATGTCTGAACTGTTTTATTTGCTGCATAAAATTGTAAACCACAATCTTTTAAAAATTTCCTGGATGCCCATTTATAAGTCTTTGGATCAGGTGATAAAAACTTTTCTTCATACCTACCAATAGACCATTTCTGGAAATCTATATTGTCATAAAAAGCAAGGAATCGCTCGGCACCTGGAAGTGCACGTTGACGATTTACCTTACCCATTTGCCACTTAGAATTTAATTCAATGAACGACAAATACTCAGGGACAGTTTTTACTGGTTCTCCTGGCCATTTCTCTAACATAGAACCTACTAATTCTACCTGATCATTAGTTAGATAATCTTCCCAAGCCATAGTAAATTCTTCTGGTTTTAGCGTAAAATATCTACCGTATAATTGATCACCAAGATACCCACTAACAACTAATCCGTCATCAAACAATGGAGTCATTAATGGAACTGACAGATGAGCCTCAATACCTCTTGGAAGAATATACTTCTCGAGCATATTGGCAGATTCAATTATAGAACTGTAGTTACAAAAAACTTTAAGTTGTTTTGGATCAGCAACTTCCATTAATGAAAATAAAGCAGTAGTACTATCCAAACCACCAGACCAAGAAATATTAATCTTCTTACCAGTTGCTACTATTTTCAGAGCAGTCTCATGGCAGATCTGTTTAAATGTTTTTCTGAATGATGGATCATACTCAGGAATTGGTTCATATTTTGCTAATTTAAGATAGTGTGGTATAGTATTAGTTCTATCCTGAAACATATCCATATTACCTTGATGGATTCTAGCATCTTCCATGTCCCACTGCTCTAGATTTAGTTTTTGATAGATTGGTAGTACTCTATCAAAATGCTCTGATTTATACGGATCCAACTTAGGTGAATTAATAATATTATCATCACGTAATCTATGTATAATACAGTTCTGAATCATTCACCCAACCTCAATCTTACTGGAAGAATATTGGGGCGCAACCCCCATCTCCCATTATGATCAGTTATAATAACATAATCTCTATTTGAAATAATTCTTTGTTTGTTATCCCTTACATATTTTATAGCGTATTCTGGTGCGTGGATAAGAAACTCAGGAACAAGGATCTCGTAAGCATCAGTGTGTTTTGTAAACTCATCCTCTTGTGATGAGTCATACCAGAATATATCTTTCAATATTCTGGTATTCCCATACAAACAAGGATAAAAGGGGATATTCCATATCCATCCTCTAATAAGAGGGTTCATTACTCAGCCTTGATTTCTTTTCCTGCATCAATACGATTCCATGCACGTTCATGGAAGAAGTAAAGAATTGAGTTAACAACAAGAGCAAACGAAACAACTCCCAAGCCAACCATCCAAGAACCAGATGCTAGATAACCACCAACAAAGTTAGTGATAGTTACTAAAATACGCCAAGTAACTACCTTACCTAAACTACGCATTGCCTTTTCATAAAATTTACTTTGAAACATTATACACTCCAATATTACAGTTAGTTAAAAAATGTAATCCACGTGTATCCCGATATGAATTTCGGTAATACACGTTATTTATACCTGCGCCATGGACTAGTTTAGCGCAATCGATGCAAGGAGCATGAGTACAGAATAAACTGGAACCATTGCCTGATTCACCATCACGAGCCAATTTGATAATTGCATTTGCTTCAGCATGAATAACCTCATCTTTCGTTTTTGTTTCACCAGTAGGATACCAAGATTTTGTAATCTCATTATACTCACTTATATGATATTCACATTCGTTTGTCCATCCAGATGGCATACCATTATATCCGATTGAGATGATACGATTGTCTTTTACGACAACCGCACCGACCTGCAATCGCTTTGCACTGGACAACTGTGCGAATCTCTCCGCAGTGTCCATGAATGCATCAATCCATTTTTGTTTCATTTATTTTCCAAACCCAAATGGACATTTACTTTCTGATTTTTGTTTCTCTTTTACCCACCTAGTATATCGTTCAGGTCTTAGTTCAGAAAACTCATTCGGGATTCCAATTTTTGAATTTTCTTTTTCATCTACTAAATGATGTTTAATTGTAACCATATGTTCAGTGATTGGAGTAATATGGGCAATTGGTGTTCCTGATTCAATAGTAAAATTTTCTGAATTTTTATCAATGAAAATATTTACATTTGTTTGACATTGATAATTAAAAGAAATTACAGCTGGAACAACAGTGAAGTGTTTTAAGTGATTATGCAAATTCCATATAGGTGAATTCCACATAAACTTCACTCCAGTTTTTTCTCTGAATAACCATGGGCTTGTTAGTTTGACGTGGATATAATCTTGAAACATTCCAGGATATTGTTTTCTGTCATGCGTGTTGTAATAAAAAGGCATCTGAACCATAGCGATCGCAGTTTCTTTTGTCATTGCTGTTTTTGGTTGACAAATAAAATCTGTCCACATTGGTATTATGAATCCAGTTTTATAATAATCTATCAACCCAATACATTTTCGAATAGTTCCTGTTGTTCTTGTTATTTTAGTTGATTCATCAACTTCTTCGTAGTAGTTTGGGATTGCTTTTATTTCTTCAGGAAAAAATTTGATTGTTCTATCAGGTTTATATAATTCATATACGCTTCGATGGGTTGTAAACGCATCAACAACAATCTCTTTTCTTTTAAACCAAAACATTAGGATCTTCTCTCAAGCCACGCCATGTGCCAACTTTATATTTCTTACCATCCAGAGTCCATTTCTTACCATCCCAAAGAACTTTCTTGTAGAATGGCCAGCTTGGAGATCCTGCTTCAGTAACTTCGTACTCACCAACACGAGCAGGGTTAACATCAACAGGATACCAATCAGTAACTGTCATTAGGTATTCTTGATATTCTTCTTCTGCTTGTTCTTCAGCAACCCAGTCTTCATGGCGTTCCATTAATGCTGTAAAATCTAAAATATCTTCGGGGATTTGTTCTAATGAATCGCGATCACTAATATCATATTCATAAAAGTCATCATATCCATCACGCCATGCTCCACAAAACCCCATACCAGGTTCCCAGTACATTGCTTCTACAGTATAACCTTCGCCCTGCATAAATTCATATAGAGCAATTGGTGGCGACCATGCAGAATCAAACGAAACCCAAATAGTATTATCATCTTGTCGTTCCCAGTCATGAACACTAGCGTCCCACTTTGAACCCCAATTATTTACTGACCATTCGTAATCCCATTCACCACTTGGGTTTGGGTAAATGACATTGAATAGTTGTTGATTATTTGAATCTTTACCAAGACCTTCTGCGATAACATCAAGTTTTGATTTATCTGGATGGGTAATTGTTAATGTGTTGTCACACCAATTGGGCATAATAATCTCCTAGTTAATAATGAATTCAAATTTGTCAATTTCTGACAATCTGATGGTTGGAACCATGAATGAATAACTTATATCCATCTCTTGGTTTGTGTAAATTGCTAACGTACTGTTTTTATAGCGACCACCAAGGTAGCTACTCTTTGTCGCATTCTGTTCGAATTTCTCATAGAACGCAGTTCGATTTATACCTATTGCAATGGAGAACTTCTTGACTCCATTACTCATACCAATAGTTTTTATATCCATATAATCAGTGAATGTTTTAAAGTCAATACCAATAATGTAACAGTCATCAATTATATAGTTTCTGTATGGTGAAAAACAAATAGTGTTATCATCAGTTCTATTAGTTTGTTGCTCTGCCATTTTACTAAGGATTGCAGTAAAACCAAACGTGGCTGCAGAAGGAAATGCAGCATTTAATGCACCACCAGCAACACGCTCTGCGAGTTTTAAATCTTCTAAACTTTTCCTATCTATGGTCTGAGCCAATGAACGAACATCACTTTGCCACTTTGGAATCCAAACTAATTTACCAGAAACGAATACCTGCGTCGATGATCCTTTGTTTACATATTCTATATTAGCTACATCTAATCTTAATGCTTTGTTTTTATTATCAAGCGATTTTACTGCTTTATAAATTAAATCAGAATTTGCTTGTCGTTCCGCTAATCCAGCACGCATAGACTCAGGTATATTAGCAGTCTTGGTACCAACTCGATTGTCTTTTATGACATCAACATCGGCTCGTATTTTTATTTCATTATTGTTGTATGAGAGAACCTCATACTTCTTAATTACACCACCATTGTACTGAACTATATCCTCAGTCAGATTACCATTGCGAATTTTATGTTCACTGTTAATCCAAGTACCTGTTACTTTCTCAACTGCTGCAACTTTAGCATTACGTAATGCTGATTCAAATGTATCACCATAACCTGTAGTGATAACTTCCTCAGCATTACATAAACTCGCAACTAAGCAGAGTAGTAGTAACGAATGTTTCATTTTGCTAGTTCTTGAGACTGAGTCTTTACGGTATCTACACCTTTGTCCAACATCTTAGCGATACCACTGAAACCAACAGTTGCTAGAACCAAACCAAAGATTGTTCCTAAAATAAATGCTTTCATATTAGTTCCCCATTGCTACACGTAATTGACGTGCTGCATTCATAGATCGTTTATCAACTTGAACTGTAACAACAACATACTTTGTATCTGAAGAAACTTTACGTTCTAGAACATAGACACCCTTCAAGATACCATTAGATTCAACTGAGATCTTTTCGGTAATCTCTTCAGCGATATTTGCTGCACGTTGTTTACTTGAAACATCATCTTCCGAAATATTCTTCGATAGAGATTTCGTAATTGCATCAGTCGTTGTTTTAGATTTTAGATCTTGATTAATAAACTCAACGATATTTCGTTTTGCTCGCATATGAGCCACGTTCATACCTTGTTCAAGACCAGCGTCAACATTGATAGGTACTGCTGATGTTGCAGAAGATTTAAGTGATTCCCATTCACCTTTGTCGTTGAATGTTACTTCAACCTTGCCAAAGTCTTGAGTAAACTTAACTGCTTCTGATGATGGCGTATCTAATGCTACCTTTGTTGTACTACACGCAGATAACGCTAGAACTGCTGCTACTAAAATCAATTTTTTCATAATATATTATTCCAATGTTAATGAATACACTACTGCATTCGGTTTGTTGTATGCTTCTATTACACGATCCCGCATATTAGGATCTGACAATTTGAAACCAAGTCGGTTTGGTGACTTAGGATCAACTTGTTGCAATACATTAGATTCAGTGTTCTTATCTAAAAGAACAATCGATCTGTCTTCAACTGGAACTGCAGGGATTGGTGTGACTACAACTGGCGAATTGCTCGCAAGCATCACAGGTTTTGATTTGAGTTTTGCAAAGTCGTTATCGAACTTCGCCCACTCAGAATTGAAGTCAAGAGCCATTGCATTAGTTGCAACGAAACATAATACTATCACAGGTTTCATAATAAATCCTCCATAGTATTATTATACTACAGAATTTGATTAAAGTCAAGTCATTTTTGATTTTATTTTTGCAATAACATCAACTGCAGCTTTCATTCCTTCTTTCTCCATCATATCATCAAACAATTCTTCTCTTGCAAGTTGAATGTTGTTTAACACTACCATGGCTTCTCTTTCGTCCATAGAGTTGAGCATCATTTTGAACTCATCCTCTTCAAGACTTAGAAGGAATAAAATAAAGTCTCTGTCTTCATCTTCAAGATGTCGCACTTTCTTTGGCTTTCTTTTCTAATGGAGGAATGAACCCAGCATCAGTTACCAATTTTCGTGTGATCTTTGGATATTTTTTATGTAGTGTCTGGTCTTTGACTGCAATCAAGACTTCCGCTTCAGTAGGATGACATCCCTCAAGCATAGAGATAAACAAACTCTCACGCTTTAGTGCTGACAAATCTGCTCGGCAGAAAACATACAACCTGCGCATTTCACTGAACATATTTGTTGGTGTCATACCCAACGGCTCATCTGCAGGTTTAAATGGTGGTGTACCTTCAGGAAGAATCATTTTCTTTGAAGGATCAAACGCATATTCAAAAATCAATTTCAATACAGCATCACCCTTATATGTTTCAATCGCAGAAGGGTTTGCTTGAATCTCTTCAAGCATTTGAGTTACATACTTACGCATATTAAAAATCCTCTAGTTCATCTAACAATAAACGACATTTGTGATCAATCAGATATTGCATAATAGCCATCTTATCGCCTGTCGGTTTATTATTTAGGTATACATCAATAATGGTTTTAGAAACATCTGGAGGGATAAAGTCAAAGTCAACCAGAGTTGCGTTACGATGCCAGTTGCGACGTTCTTCGTCATTCTTACAAGCATTGAAACCATTTTCAAAGAATTCTTGAAGACGTTTTGCGCTCATAGGTTTCTGACGTTCACCTTCCATGAATACATTGTCTTTACTTAGAATGTTTGGTACTCCATCACCAGCATCACCCTTGACAATATGTTCAATTTTGTGCTCAATGATTTCTTTTTTAGTTGCAGTAATATATTTCTTCTGCATCGGCGACCACTGCTTCACATTTGGGTAAAGTTGTAGCTGTTTAAAGTCTTTATCAGAAGATAGAATTAGAACCTTCTGTGATTCTTCAACTAGACCTTCTTGAACCAATTCATTTTCTTGAACATACTTAGTCATTACTGCAATGATATCATCCGCTTCAGCACGATCAATATGTAGGACTTTATATGGAAAATATTTGGCAAGATCAGTACGCATCTCTGATAGAGTATCAAAGATCAATCCCCAATCAAGATCAGATTTCTCTCGATTGCTCTTGCGCATACCTTTGTAGTATTCAAAGAATTCTTTGCGCCAGTACTTACGACCATCGCAACAAATAACTACATCACCATATTCCTTGCCATACTTTTTCTTGTATGATTTGATTGTGGATAAGGTTACATGGCGAATGAGATTTTTAACCTCAGACTCAGTACCCTTCAACTCACGTTGAAAAGTTAATATGGCAGCAAGGGCTACCTGTGAATAGTCAATTAGAATCATTTATTGCCTGCTGTTCTCTTGGATCTTTGCTGGTTAAAAACATGGCATTACAATACCTACCATTGCCTGTTAAGGATTTATCATAATCTGTTTTTATGGGAGTAACTTCATGTATAGTTGATGACAGAATAATAACAGTCCTGTTATGTTTTGGTTCTATTGTTACTTGTTTATTTGAATTACATGAATACAATATAATATCACCACCTGTAAATTGTTTTGGTTCTATAAAAAAATAATTTAATAATGTAAAAAAAGTAACATCTTTATGTGGTTTATAATACTGCGAATTTTCATAATAAGATAGTAAATGAGATCTAACATTACAATCAAATAAACTTTTGAACATTGTATTAAACTCTAGAAGAGGTTTCTTCAATAATTCTTCAGAAGTTTGCTTCATGCCATGCGCAATTAAAGCTGAATGTTTCCAATTTTTAAAAACAAACTCTAAAAAAACACCACTTTTCTGAGTTAAAATTTCATTACCTTGCATGGCAGCAATTAATTTTGTTTCATCAGACATTATTGAAGTTTTTGTTAACCACTTCAATTCAAGCATAATTTCTTTTAACTGATCTTGTGTATAGAAGTTATCGATAACAACTGCATCTATACCATCAGCGATATAAGTAAACTCCATTAAAATGCTCCGAGGATAATAGTTTCCTCATTAATTCTTCCATTTGGTTGAGATGGTTTAGTCTTGAGTGTTTTAATTGCATTTGATAGAGCACGTTTACCTAGAGCAAGTCCCTTAAAGAATTCTTCTGGTTTACGTAGGGTATACGCTTTAGATTCAGCAAGAGAGATACCAATAATAGTAGTTCCCTTAACTGAGACAGTACCATTCTCTGCTTTATAGACACCAAAGCGACGATACTTGGTATTATAGAACCATACTTCGCTTGACCCAATGATTGTTGCTGGAGCCACTGACTTCAATTCAAGTTCTGGAAACTCTCGCATAAACTTCATTTTAGCAGTCATTTTAGTAGGCGACACTGGTTTCAACTTTCTTGGAGCACGATTGGCTTTGGCAGTTTGAACCATTTGTTGACAGTCAGCAATAATCTCTTCGACAAACTCAGCAAACTTCTTGAGTTCACGTTTGGTAAAATGCGAGTAACCTTCTACAAGTTGTTCATCAACCCCTGCAATGGCTTCCTCAATTTCTTTGGCAGTACCAACAAACAACTCTCCAATGCGTTTAGCAATCGGTCCAGCCACTTGATTCGCCAGCAAATAATTCTTTGTTGAAAACTCGGACTTGCAACCATTAAGCACAAAGTCATCAATCGCTCCTTCAATTTCACCAGCCAAGTCATGGGCTTTCTCTTCCATTCTTTGTTGAATTGATATTACATTAGATGGAGCAGCAGCTTTTGCAGCGTCAGCATCTTTCTTATCTTGTTTGTCTTGAGACTTCTGGCGAGTTTTAATCTGAGCCAGTAGTTTTTCAATACCTTCATTGTAGTGTTTCATCTCGGCATCTTGAAGTTCAGAACCGATATCCATCAAACGAGCAAGGATACCTGGAGTACGGAAATGGTACTCATCAACTTTAAGAAGTTCAACTGCTACTTTCTTATCGATCTTAGCATAGTGACTAATGAACCACTTCTTCTTATCTTTGTCATCGCTATTAGAGTTGTAATAGTTTAAGACATGGAGCAAATCACGCATGTAGTTATCTTGTGTGAGTACTCGCTCATCACCTTTCATGAACGCTTCGGCTTTCGCTGTTGCTGCTCTACGCTTTGCTGTATTCACTGCCATGTTATATCCTTATTTTGATTTAAATGAGAGACCAGTTGAGCCACCTACAACACCACCAAGAATCAATGCAGCACACCAAGTGTCAAAACCGATTGGAATGTTGAGGGCTGGGAATAATGTGTTCAATGACCAAATGGTTGCGACTGGCGCAAGAATAAGCAGAAGAACAACAAACCCAAGTATTAACAAATATTTCATAGTGTAAATTCCACTTTAGTTACTGAGTCCCAGCGGAAAGATCTCCACTCGGATTTTTCTGTATCAAAGACCCGAACTGCGGATCCATCAGACGTGCTAGGCGACCCTGTAGTTTTGGGGATCTTGTCGGTTGGGATTCGACCTTCGATAAGGGTACATTGCATGGCTCTTTCGGTACCATCTTTCTTGGTGAAAGTAACGCACAAATCTTTGACGTTGGTGTCATGTAGAACTCCTAGTGTCCATGTTTTAAACTCTTCGAATTCTTTATCTGTTTTGAATACTGTTTGCATTGTCATTATCTAATCTCACTTTTAATTCATTAATAATTGGTTCAAAAAATTCTTTGAATTCTCTTGGTTCAAAGAAACATGTATGCCCACCATCAATTATAATTTTGCCTTTTGCATCGACTAATTTATTCTTGATTGTAAACTCAATCGTTTCATAACTTGTTTTTACATTATGCTCTTTGATTTTAATTGTTCGTGTTAAACCTTCTCTGTGAAGTTCATATTCCAAGTCCATGGTCTGCCTTTCTATGCTTTGGTTGACGAATGTACTGAACCTTGCTCTCTTCTCTACGCTGACGGTATTTCGGAGTGCGCAAATCTTTTGCAATCGGATCTCTAGGTTTCATTCGTTTATTATACATTTCTTTCTCTTACAAAGCAAATTTCTTTAAAAGTTCTTTTGCATCAGTTGTATCGCGCACTTCATTGTCAAGTTCTGCCATAATGATCAGACGCTGCAACAACTCGGCTTCTTTCTGCAAATTGTCATCAAGGGAATTATACCACTCAAAGTAGTCTTCCTCTGAATCAAGATTCCACATGATATTCAACATACGCTTTTGACGCTTACTTACGCCATGAATTTTAATTTCGCTCATGCTACCTTCTTAAAAATACTGGACCATGTTTGAAGTTTCATCATCTTCTCACTCTTTGCGGTCATTACAGCTGACTCGCTGACCATACCTGAATCAATCAGAAGGTCAATCATGCACATCAAGTCGCCAATTTCTTCTTCTAGGTGTTCACGATTTGAAACACCTTTGTGGTGGTCTTCCATCCCAAACCTAAAAACCTTACTGATGGCTTGTGTAACTTCAGCACATTCTTCTTGCGTAATCAACAGGATCTCACGATTCGCTTCATTAATTTCATGCATCTTCATAAATTTATTCATAATTCTTTTTATCACCAAATCTTTCATTAAACTCATAACCCATAAAGTAAGCACGCATTTCTGCAATGCTCATATCTTTGGATTCAACTCGGTCGCCACGATAAGAACCCTCTGGATACCAGTGCGGGTCTTGTGGACGACTGTAATGACTATCAGCTGAACCACGATCAAAAGGACTACCATGAGTGCGATCAAAAATTTCACCACGATACTCAACTTTATCAATTTCTTCAATAATCATATTCATGCTTCAACCCTTTCATTCCAACGCTGTTCAACAATTTCATTTACCCAATCAATTGGGCAACCACAATAATTTGATATCTCTTCGCAAGACCATTTCGTGGTATCTAGAAGATAGTTTATTTCTTCCCAAAGTTCTTTCATTGCAGCCATATAAACCTCACTTTTTCATCATTTATACAACTATTATACCCCATCATGCAATGAAAGTAAAGCGAAATGTTGTAATCCCCTCAGAAAGTGAGGGGATTCGTAAGTTGTTAATACTAAAGGGTTATTTAGAGGGAAATAGTCGGTCTATGAAGTGAGACTCAAACATCCGATCTATCTTGCGCCCAAGAGCAGGATGCAAGACTAGCAACATTTGCAAAGTAATCGCAATGGATAGCGTGCAAACTACCCAAAGAGCACCCATAATTGGGATGGTAAAAAATGCCAGTAGCCAAGCAAGGATCTGACAAAGTTTTAACAGAATTTTATATAGCGAGTGCATCATTCCACCAATTCATTTACAAAGTTTAATAGTAAGTCATGATGTCTTCCATCATGATAGTGTTTATTTATATACTGCCAAGGTTTCTCATACCAATACTTTGGTGCTTCTGGATGACAACCAATCAAACCAATCCTACCTTGTATGATTGCCATGGGATCACCATTGGAATATCGTGCAACTGTTTTGAATTTAGTTTCATCGCCAATTAACGCACATCCATCATAGAAATACATTTTCTCTTGTTGGTCGTTCCATGTGACTGAAGCTACTGTTCCGTAGCTTCTTTTAACATCTGCGTTTGGTTGTTTTATATATTGAACAGGGTTGACATCAGTAAGTATATCGAAATAACGCTGTCCAGCCCAATAAGCACCCATGCAAATACCAAGATAGTGACCACCACCTGATATGAACTCGGCGATTCGATTCGCTCTTGTTCTAGTGAAGAAATTAAGATACGAGTCACTATCCCCAATCCCACCAGGAAAAGCAATAACATCAAGATTGTCAAAGAAAGTATCATCATCTAATTCCTTCTCTTCGAATATTCGTATTTGATAGTCTTTTGAAAGCGCATGCACCATTGCATATGCGCAATCTTCAGAACATTCTGGATGGCGCATAAACAATGCGAGGTGTTTCATGTTTTCTCTACTAGGTTTTCTTTAAATATTTTCCAAGCATTGTCCCATGTCCAACGCTGACTACCTTCTAATACTCTTTCTCTATCTAGTTGCAAACATGCATCAACTGCATGTTTTAAGTTTTCGTTCATAAAACCAGTTTCCGCTTGATCAATAACATCAAGTGGACCATCGCATGGATATGCTGCAACTGGAGTACCGCATGCCATTGATTCAATCATAACAATACCAAAGGTTTCCCATTGACTAGGAAATACAAACACTTCTGCATTTGCATACCATTTCGCTAGATCAACACCAGTTTTGAATCCAGTAAAAATCACATCAGGATACTGTTTCTTATATGTTTCAAACATAGGTCCATCACCAACCATAACCTTATAGTATCCAGGATATTCAAGTTCAAAAAACTTTTCTAGATTCTTTTCTTTACTAACACGTGAAACGCACAGCAAATATTTCCCATTGATATTATCATGTCTATGTGATGGATTGAATATTTCTCTATCAACACCACGAGTCCAAGAAATAACTTCTCCATCGAATCCATGTGATTTTAAATCCTTGACCATAGTGTCAGTAGTAGTTAGAACTTTACCGCTATGCTTATGAAACCAACGAACAAATCGCCAAGTGATCCATTCTGGTATACCAAATAACTTTTTTAAACCTTCAGGAAACTTAGTATGATAAGCAGTATTGTGCCTAATATTATGTTTTGAAAGATATGCTCTAGCCCACAAACCCAAAGTACCTTCTGTGGCGATGTGGATATGATCTGGATTAATCTCCTCGATCTTCTTCCAAATTTTCCACGGGAAGGTAATCTTGACTTCGTTGTAGCCAGGACAATCAACATAGCGGAAGCACCTGGGATCAATATAATCCACAGTATAACCATCGCGAATCGCACACGATTCAATATTCTTGTAGGTCGTAACAACACCATTGATTTGATCAGGTAAGTTATCAGTTACAATTAAAATCTTTTTGGTCATCGAACTACTTGAGTGTGTTTATGCTTTAGTGATTTTTTCAACGCTTTTAACCACATCTTCTTTTCTTTGATTTTGTCGTGGCTCACACACGCTTGATACATCTTCTTTACTATCTTGCGAACTTTCATGGTCGTTCTCCTTGGTCCAAGTTATAATTTCCCATTTACCGTCATGATGCTCAACAAGAGCAGTGCATGACTCAACCCAGTCACCATCATTCATATATATCACGCCACCAATCTCTTTGATTTCAGCATGATGAATATGACCACAAATGACTCCATCGTAACCTCGTTTCTTACAATAACCAGCAAGATTACGTTCAAATTGAAACATAAAGTCAGACGCTTTCTTTACTTTATGCTTTAAGTATTTACTCAAAGACCAATAGCCAAATCCTAGTTTATGACGAACCCAATTGAAACGAGAGTTCCAGTCAAGAACCAAGTCGTAGAGTTTATCACCAAGAAACGCAAGCCATGGAGCAAGGCGAGTAATACCATCAAATAGATCGCCATGCGTTATTAGATAATGTTTACCATCTGCGCCGATATGTTCTGTTTGATTTTTAATTTCAATCAGACCAAAAGAAAATCCGTATGGGATCATTGGTCTTAAGAATTCATCATGATTACCTGCAACGTATATAACCCTTGTACCACGTTTAGCGTGACCAAGGATTCTACGAACTACATTAGTATGAGATTGCTTCCAACGCCACTTGTTCTGCTGAATTTTCCAAGCATCAATAATATCCCCAACCAAATATAGAGTATCACATGTATTATGTTTCAGGAAATTATTTAATTTAGCTGCTTGACAATCACGAGTACCTAAGTGAACATCACTTATGAATATCGTGCGGTATTTCATCATACCACCATTGCTATTGCATTGGCTGCTGATACAATATAACGAAGTGCTTGTTCATCAGACGCTAGTTCTTGGGCAGCTTTTACTTCAGCTACTTGTTGAACTAAGAACTGAAATTCTTCTAGGGATAATTCTTGTGATTCATATTGCTGGCGCAAAACTAAAAGTTCATTTGCCAATACAGCTGCTGGACCACCAAGTCCAGCTACTTCTCTTAATTGTTCTAGCATGTTATCTACCTTTCCATGCGTCTACTATGACGTCTATTCTAGTTTTATTAATTTTAAGGATTGACTCACAGAACAATTTTTTGTCAGATGCTTTGGCTTTACCAATTGCTTCTTGTAGCTGAGCAATGGATGTAGCCTGAGGATCTTTTCTCAACTCAGTATATACCTTAAGATGCTGAATTTTAGTTTCTGCGTCTGTCCAGTTTTTATCTTCACAATTCAATTTCTCAATTGCAATTTTTGTAGATACTAGATTATCAAACATAACAGGGTCGTGTGGCTTTGGCCAAATGGCAGATATTGCCATAATTGAACAACCATTTAAACACAGAACTAATGATAGTAGTATAAGTTTTTTCATACGCTAAATGAACTCCCGCATCCACAAGTAGATTTTGCATTAGGGTTTGATATAACAAACTGAGAACCTTTTAGTTTGTTGCTTGTATAATCTATTGTAGCATTGTCAAAATACTGCATGCTCATTGGATCAATTAAAAGACTATCAATAACGAGGTCATCTTCTTGTTTATCTTCTTCAAGAGTAAACCCATAGTTGAACCCAGAGCATCCACCACCAGATATAAATGCTCTTACATATTTCATTGATACATCATCCATTAAGATTTCATCAATTTGTTTTTTTGCGGATTGTGTTACGGTAATCATGAGCATGAACACTTTAATTGATAGTCGTTTATTGCTGCTTTGATGGCATCTTCGGCTAGGATAGAACAATGTATTTTAACTGGAGGGAGCGCAAGCTCTTCTGCAATTTCACTATTCTTGATCTGTCCTGCTTGGTCAAGTGTTTTGCCCTTAACCCATTCAGTGACCAATGAACTGCTTGCAATAGCACTACCGCAACCATAAGTCTTAAACTTAGCATCCTCAATTATTCCTTGGTCATTGACCTTTATTTGTAATTTCATCACATCACCACATGCTGGTGCTCCGACCATTCCAGTACCAACCGATGGATCATTTTTATCTAAAGAACCCACATTTCGTGGATTCTCATAGTGGTCGATAACTTTGTCTGAGTAAGCCATTATATTCCTTAATTTACAATTTTAACTTGATGTTCTAGCCATATCAAAAATGTAGTAACTACAAGAGTTAAAATTAAAACCATTTGCGCTAGTCTCATATTTTATACAATTTTAAAAAGTATGTTATTAATGCTGCAGCAGTCATACACCAACAAAAAACATCAAGTTGTTTATGTCTATCTGCATCCATTGCTGCTAATTCTGCTTGACGCTCTTTTTCCATTTGGGATTTTTCTGCTTCAACTTTAGCCCAAGCATCTTTACCATATTTACGAATGGTGTCCGCTTTTAATTTCTCAAGTTCCTGCTCATGTTTATGTTTAGTTTCAAACTTCTCAAGTGCCCTTACTTCTAATGATGCTTTACGAGCAGCTTCAGCTAGTCTAGCTGTAACACGATTCTTATGTTCTTTTTGTACAGTAGCTTCCATATCAGCTTGTTGATCGGAAACAACAGAGCCAAGGTCTTTACCTATTTTCTGCGCTTCTTTTAACGTAGTAGAAGCTGTCTTTATTGTATCTAGCATTTTGGTGATTAAACACTCTTTTTGTTATGTTATATTTAGCGTCCAACATATACCTGTGGTAACGCTTCTCTTCTTCGTTGTTCTTCTGTCTTTGGGAAGAACTCATTACCATATTGTGGGTACATTTCTTGACGAGATTTTACTACTAACATCATCATAAAGAAGAAAACAAAAACACAAATTATAACACCAACACCCCACATAGCCTGTTCAGTCATTTGTCTTTTTCTTGCAGCTCTGCGTTTATCTTCTATAACCTGACGTTTCATTTGCTGAGCAATTAAAACTTTTTGCTCTTTGCCCATTTCGGACATCATTTCTTCAACTTCAGTATATAAAGCACCAAGTTCAGGTGGGCTTTGATATATCATAATCTCACGCAATTCAGTGCCCATTTGCTCTAACTGTTTTTTCATTAATACACGTTGAAGAGCACGTTTACCTAAACTAGATTCACCTGTATAGACTTGTGTTTTGGCACGTTTTTCTTCTTCTTCAAATACTGCTATACATTTGTAGTAGTTATCATAATATGCGCCAAGGTGGTTACCAATCTCTTGATAAATTCCAGTATGCTCTTCAGCATTGGCTTTCTTATTTAATTCTACTACACGATTTTTCTCTTCAATAAATTGTTTCTTTGCTTCAGGTGGAGGAGATTTACCTTTGGCTTCATACGCATTATGAAATTGATTATCGAGATCCTTGAGAACTTCTTTGACATCGCCAGCTGCGCCTTTAATGTCTTTATAAAGTTTACACCCTGCCTTGACAGCCGAGACTGCCCCATTCGCTAAAGCAAAGAGTGTTAATGGATCCATCTAAGAATGATTTGGTTTTCATAACAAAGATGTTCAACAAAATTATAGGGTGAACGGTATCCATAACCAAAGTGCTTGTGACATCAATAATGCACCAAACACACCAACACCAATACTAGCATGAAACATTCTGTTGTTAACTGCGAGGATAGAAGCAGTTAACAAAACGATAGCAATTTGAAACAAACTACCAGCGTATGTATAAAACGGACTACGATTTTTGGCTTCTGCTCGATCAGCTTCGAGTTTTCTCGCCTTTGCCATCAATTCTACTTTTCCCTCTCCTGTTTTAGGATCGGATTCATATCTATCAATTTTCTTCTGTAGGTAATCAACTTTAGATTTATCACTACGAAATTTAGCATCATCAAGTGATTGTTCAGCCAAAGTCTGTTTAATTGACTTGGCTTGATAGAATGCCCAAGTATTATTGGCTTCGATTGTGTTGTTTAGGATTTTGCTAGAATTAGAACCACCAACTAATGTGTTGATGGCAAGTAATGCTGCAAGAATACAGATTACTAGCCCAGCTTTGTCTTTTATTTGCGCTTCTCTCTCAGAACGAGAAAGTGGTTTCGCTTCTACTGTAGTTTCTGCCATTTGTAAAACCCATTATAGTTATTCTTATCAACTATTTAGGTTTTTTGTTTTGCAGATCATCAACTTCTTTTTCAATGGTTTTTACGCCAATACTGGAAAAGACTTCTTTGGCTTTATTTAGAAATGATTGAGTTTTTTGAGGTAGTGACTCATCACGCTTTTCAAGGCGATTATAAAGATTTGGTTCCCAGTCTTTACCATCTTCAACAGTGATATTTAATTCTTCATCAGTAACTACTGCTGGTGAATAACCAGTAACAGTATGCTCTACTGGATGCTCTTCAGGTTTAATGCTGACACGCATTTCTTCCCAAACTGGAACTTCATCATTTATATTAACTTGAATTGGTTCATTTATTTCTGTTTTATTAATTTCATCAGGTACAGGTGGTAACTCACCTTCATCAATAAAAACTTCTTTTGGTTCAGTTTCTTCTTTGTTACGTTTTTGTTGCCAGTTTGCAGCTACTAACAATAACACTGCCAGTGGATCGAATACCATAACAATCAGAATGATAACCCAACGAACTGCTTTTTCTAATACATCAACTTCTGGATTATCACCATAAAGAAGTGCAGCAATATATTTTATTGGTCCGACTTCTGCTTCGACTTTGCGGACTTCGCTGGCGATTGGCGCACGTTCTTCGTTGTACTTGGCGATCTTGGCTTGCGCTGCACCGATTTCGTTGAGGATTCTGGCTCTGTCTTTTTGCTGGGCTCTTCGGATAACGATGGAGCGATCTGCTCCACTGGCTTCGGTAGTTCTGCTGAGGGTTTGATCAACTTGAGCATCCAGTTGAGTAAGTTCTTTACGATTTGCATTTATATTCTCCTTTTCGGTTTTAATCTTTTCATCTATTAGCGCAAGTTTTGATTGCACATCACCAGTTGGTATTGCTTGATCCAGATGAGCCTTTGATAGATAACCAAATATACCCATTGATGTTAACAACATTAAAATAACCAAAGCTGTAGTAAAGTAATACTTCATTAGCCTTGGAACTTCTTTCCAATTTTGATAAATCCACGATGCCACTACAAGTTTAGAAATCTCTAGTAGTGATCCCATAATGAAAATAGGAATGGCTGCAGCTGCGAAAATCGCAACCAATCCCATAATAGAATAATAAGCAGCACAAGCTGATAATGCTAATGCTGTACCGAATAGTAGATATGTCATAGTTTGTTTTTTATATGAGAACCATGAACACGAACAGATATCTGCCCATTATAGTATTCGTCCGATTCTAATACTTTTCTCCCGAATTGCTCTCGTGCTTCAACATATGAACACTCAGCTTTTGATTTACAATAAAAAAGAATCTCTCGAGTAAAGTTATCTTTCCCCAGAGCCTCAACATCTTTATTTAGTTCTATACTTGACCCATAGTATTCAATCCAGTCGGAGTCAATTTTGCTACGTATCTTTTTCTTCTTCTTTACGCCATTCTTTTGAGTTACTGTTTTATAGGTAGTTTTAGCAAACTTGGCTAACTTCTTACCGATATACTTGCGCTGATTGACTTTGTTCGTAATTAAATAAACAAAGCCAACGCAGTCTTCTGGCAACTCTTCAACGATTATATTATTAAATGTCCACATAGTGGACTATTTAGTCCTCTTCGTCAAGGTCCTCTTCTTCGTAAATATCACCAGAACATAAAGGACAATACACAATATCCTCAAATTTGAAATCTTCACCCTTTACGGTAATCTTACCTTCAGCTTCACATGATGGACATTGAAATTGTTTTACTATCATTTTTCTGCCCTCATTATTATTGTTTTGTTTTCTAACCTTGCTGTTCCACGTCCAGTACCATATACATATACCTGTGTCCAGATTTTAGCAAATGGTAATATCTTTTCTACCCACCAATCGAATGATTTTAATGTAATATGAGAATTTCTACCATCAGATAAAAATGTATTAGCTGGGATATTACAAATACCAAGGTACACTGCATTATCTGCTTTACTATAAAGATCTTTTAACAAAGTATCTAGATCTTCTTCAGGGATATGTTCAAGAACATCAGTACAAATAACTAAATGAAATTTACCTTTTGGTAAGTCACTAAACTGATTGACAGCAGGGTCATACATTGCGGGTTGAATGTTTCTAAAATACTCTTCATGGATTTTTTCTTCACTATATTGTTTACCTTTACCGCATCCATAATCCAACATAGTTTTTATATTAAACATATCAATAATATCTTTGATAGATTGAGCATGTAATATCAGAGCAGATCCATTATAAACATCTCGAGTTTCATGGATCTCTTTGTATAATTCTATCATGCTGCTTTGCCCCACACGTCATTCCAAGAACCAGACAATGCGCCTTTGGCGTAGTCAGTTACACGATTCTCGAAGAAGTTGCCATGTACTGGCGCATTGATCATCTCCTCAACCCATGGTAGTGGATTCTTCTTAACTTTGAAGATACCCTTCATACCCAATGAGATCAGGCGACGATCGGCGATATAACGAATATATTGTTTCACATCTGCTGCTGATAATTCACGCATGTCGCCATTGGCATAACAAAGGTCAATAAACTTGTCTTCCAGCTGCACCATTTTTTCAGCGATAGAATATATTTTACCTTTAAGGTCATCATTCCATATTTCATTATTCTCTTTGATAAACTCCTTGAATAAACGAATCATATTTTCTGAGTGCATCGTTTCATCAACGATAGACCAAGTAACGATTTGACCCATTCCCTTCATAATTCCGTGACGAGGAAAATTAAGCAACATGATAAAAGAACTAAACAACTGCATGCCTTCAGTAAAGGCACTGAAAACAGCAATATGCTCAGCAGTACTAGCGATAGTACCATTGCGACTAGAAATGTCAAGTACATAGTCATGTTTGTCTTTCATCTCTTGGTATTCAAGAAACTCATTGTAAGTTGATTCAGGCATACCGAGAGTTTCAATCAGATGCGAGTAAGCAGCAATGTGTAATGCTTCACGAGCAGCAAAGCCCATCAGCATCATTCTTATTTCAGGCTGTGGAAAATAAGGTAGATAATTATTAACATAACCACCAGCAACGTCAATGTCTCCCTGCGTAAAGAATCGGAAGATGTTTGTGAGGAATTGTTTTTCTTCATTAGTTAGTTTCTTTTTCCAGTCTTTAACATCTTCTGCCATTGGAACTTCCGAATGTAACCAATGCGCTTGTTCATGTTTCAACCAAGCATCATATGCCCATGGGTAGTTGAATGGTTTAAAATACGTGCGTTGATCCATCAAATTAGATTTTGTTTTTGTTATCATAATGGAGGTCTCTCTGGGATTTGTGAAAAGTCTAGTAATACTTCTTCTGCATCACTGGCTTCTTTAATTTTAAATTTAAATGCAATACTTATTCGTTGAGATGTACAGTAAACAGTTGGCTCAGCTGAAAAATGATTAACCTTAGAATCAAATAATATAGCAGAATTTGTTTTTGGGAAAAATGTATTTGTAATATTCTCAGAATCATCTAAAAAATAGATATTACCACCATAAACAGGTTTCCAGTTTTTATGTAGGTAATACACTAATGTTCCAAATTCTCCTCGCTGATCCTTTTCAATATCTCTGTGTATCCATCCAGATTGACTATGGGCTTGGCCATTACCATACAATCTCTCTGTAATAATTTTATTGTTTAGGAATTGTTCAGTTTTTATTTTAAATAAAGACCTAGTATAACCAGCACCACTTAATTCTTTGTACCAAAATTTCCTTTGGACATCATCTTCTGGTTTATCTGCGAACCCAGAAAGTGTCCAATTATAATATTCAAATTCTTCCCAAACTGCGTTGTATTCTTCTTGAGTTAGAAATGAATCCCAATGATATAATTGATCTATAGATTTAATCATATTACCCCTCACAAGCCAAACAATCATTACCTTCAGTCAAAGCATGAAGGTCAATTTCTTTAATTACTTCACGCTCAATACGCTTGGAAACTTTATCTGCCTTAGCAATCTTATCACTACGACAGTAGTACATAGTCTTCAATCCTTGCTTCCATGCTTGGAAGTGAACAGCATGAATGTATTTGATATGACTATCTGGTCTAAAGAATACATTCAATGACTGGGCTTGGTCTATATATACTTGCCTGTCTGCTGCATGCTGGACGACCCAACGCTGGTCGATTTCCATAGAAGTTTTGAAAACATCTTTTGACCAGTCGTCCATCCAATCCAAGTGCTGAACTGAACCATCGTTCGCAATGATGCTTGACCACACTTCATCTGCCCAACCTTCTTTATTATTGGTTGATTCCTTTTGAATAATTTCATCGAGCCACCTGTTCTTATTTAAGTGAGAACCCGATAGAGTATCCTGGCGATAAGCATTGGCACGGTAAGGTTCAATAGAAGGACTAGTATTGCCCATGAGAATGGAAGAAGAAGCATTGGGAGC